AGCACCGGGAACGGCGTGGCGATTATCGCCGCGCAGGTACAAATCGAATACCAGAAGGATTAACCTTCTTTCCAAGTAAAAGCGGGGCGGTCGAATAGTTCGACCGCCCCATTACAAAAAGCAGGAGATAAAAAATGCGTCCTTTATTTGGAATTTATATCCCCACTTACGGGAATGTATCAATCGAATGGCATAATGCTGTAATGCAAATGGGTTCGCCACTGGGGGCGGTTTCAATCAGTGCTTTCGATAGAAGCAATAATAATATCGCGGAAAAACGCAATTCCGCCGTTGAATGGGCGATTGCAAATAAAGTACATAACTTGTTCTTTCTTGGTGATGACAACCTCCCGCCGCCGGAAACGCTAAATAAATTACTCTGGCATATTCAATGCGGCAGACCTGTTATAACCGGTTTATATTTCTCCCGGTCGATTCCGATTCAACCGATGATTTGGGCGGAAGATTATTTACAAGGCGGCTACTGGGATTGGCATATCGGCGAATTAATTCAAGTTTATGCGGCGGGCTGCGATTGCCTAATGCTTAATATGGATTATTTAGTCGATAAAATCGAGCGTCCTTGGTTTTCACTGGATTATCATTTAATCCCGCCCTCGAAGAATACGCATAGCAGAGCCGGGTCGGCATTGACAGAAGATTTTTATTTCTATGCGCTTCTTAGAAAAGCGGGAATCCCGGTTTATTGCGATACGGGCATACTGGTCGGACATCAAGACCGAACTACCGGTCTGATTTACGGCTTACCTGCAGATTATCCGCAAGCGAAACTTGGTTCTGACATACCTCGCAAAACGGATATTCTCATTGCCGATATTGGCTGCGGTTTAAGACCTGACCCTATTCATCTTGAAGGCGATGTAGTGCGATTTGATTTCAATAAGGTTACTCAGCCGGATGTTCTTTGTGATGTGCGAAAAATCCCTGAACCCGCAGGAAAGTTTGATATTGTTCTGGCTTCGCATATTTTGGAACATTTGGGAATGTGGGAAGCCCCGCAAGCTATCGAGGAATGGACACGGATTTTGAAGATCGGCGGGAAATTGATTGTCCGTGTGCCTAATATCGATTGGGCAATGAAGCGGATATTAGAGAGAAAACAATCGCCTTATGATTTGCAGATGCTTTATGGTATGCAGACCGACCCCGGTCAATATCATAAAGTCGGTTTTTGGAAAGAGTCCTTAGAAGCGTTAGCGCAAATGATTACGGAACTGGGAGAGATAAAAGTGGAATTCACCGGGAACGAGGGGACGGTCGATAGTGAATTAACATTGACAGCAATCAAAATAAAAGATAAAGAACCTATTATAGTTAGCGAGGTTTTCGATGCAAACGATAAGCATTCAGCCGCTATTAGCGAGCGCAGCCAGAACGACCAGCGGAGTGAGCAGCGGGTTTAATTGTTATGACGATGTTATCAGTGGGATTGATATTGTTATCGATGTAACCGCCGTTAGCGGGACTCTGCCGATTTTGGATGTGGTGGTACAGACGGCTTTTGAAACTACCGTTACGACTTGGGAAACTATCCGGTCGATTCCCCGGATCAATGCTACTGGTAAATATTCAACTACTATTCGGGAAAATATTCAAAAGCAAATTCGGATAAGCTATACCATTGACGGCACGACCCCCAGCTTTACTTTTTCCGCTAATTTAGTTAAACATCAATAAGCAGGACGGATATATGGGAAGCACTTCCAAGCAGACTAAATCCATCTCCTATTTGACCGAAAGCGCTGTTTCCGGGGCGGGAACGAATTTTTCCAGCGCGTTCGATGTTAGCGCCTATACTACATTGGACATCTATGTCAATGTCACTTCGACCGCCGGGACTTCGCCCGCATTGACCGTATCATATCAAACCGGGTCAGTGGAGACGGATGTTGCCTATACGGTTACGGATTTTGCCAGTATCGGTGCGACCGGAAAATACATTTATCAGGTGACACAAATCGGTCAATGGGGACGATTGAAATATGTATTAGGTGGGACTTCGCCCGTTTTCGGAGTGGGCATCGGTGCGATTGCAAAAACCTAATATTTTGCAGTCTATCTTGTTATTATTAGACTTATCAATATAATTATAATATATATAAATAATTGTATTAATATCGTATAAATTATTTAATATCAATATCTTAGTGATATGAGCCGCTATCTTGACACCGTAGAAATTCAAGTTAAAAAACTCCTGCAAGACGATGAAAATCGACTTAATGAAGATATAACCTCAATAATTGAGTTTGCCGTCAATATCCTGTCGATTGCCACGCCCCGGAAAATTGTCTATGATGTTACTGGTGACGGTTCATTGTTTGAATGGGCAGTGCCCGCGACTTATTCACCGGACTTTTCTATTCTTGAAAGCGTGGAATATCCTGCCGGTCAATCCGGCGAACGGCTGCAGGAATTTTTAGACGCCAGCGATTTCGATGTTATTTTAACCGCAACAGATACCTATAAATTCCGCCTGCTTAACGATACTCCCGCCACCACTGAAACCGTCCGCTTTGTCTTTACCGCCCCCCATTCGCTTACTACTACATCGACCACCATCCCCAATAAACTTCAAGAGGACAGTGTTATTATTCTCTCTGCTGGACTTGCTTGTCAGGCGCTTGCCTCTTTCTATGCCACTAATAGCGATTCGACGATTGTTAGTGATGTAGTCGACCACAAAAGTCAATCTGATAAATACGCTTATCTCGCCGATAGATATATCAAAATGTCCGGGCTGGAAAGCGCCCTGCATACAGCAAGAGGCGAAGAAGTTGTATATTCCACAAAAGATTTAGATACTCAATATTCGTGGGGGAGAGCCTATCTCTTTCACGGAAAACGAGCGAGGTAAATTCTATGCCGACCAATAAAGAATTTAGCGAAAGCGAAAGTCTCAATTTATCAATGCGGGGCGGAAATTGGACAGTGCAAACTGCACTTGTTATTTCCAGTCTGGCTCACGCATATTTGCAGGTGGCGGCTTCGACCAGAAGCGTCTTAGTTTTCCCCGATTCAATGTGTTATTATCGCTGGGATACCTTGACCACCGACACTATCAACGCCGCCAATGATATGATATTGGCTTCGACCGAACAGGCGACGCTTTTGCCTGTTCCCTATAATTTGGGAAATCGTCCGGTTCTACACCTGAAACAGGTAATTTCTAAGGCGGCGGAAAAATGCCGATGCGTGGAGTTATAAGCGGTGGAAGTAAGTTATCAAATAATCAGGAAAGGGCTTTCCGCTGGAATTAGCGGGCAGGGCTCTGAGATTTTCCGCAGTAATATCAATCTTGCCGTTGACTTAGGGCTGGAAGATATAAAGAGAGAAACGGTCAAACACACCCCGGTATATACGGGCGCGTTAAAAACTTCGATTATGAGTATGCGGGTCGAAAGTCCGGTCGGTGATATTGTCGGAATTGTATCTTCCCCTGTTCCGTACGCCGCCGCTGTTGAACTGGGAACGGAGCCGCACTGGGTACCGTTAGCACCGTTGGTATTATGGGCAAAACGCAAATTTTCCCTCAGCGATAAGGCGGCGGAAACAATGGCTTTTTTTGTGCAAAAGCATATCGCGCATTCCGGGACGAAAGGAAAATTTATGTTCCGGCAGGGATTGGAAAATTCATTGGGAAAATTAAAACATCACTTTAGCGCCGCCCTTGCCAGAACAATTAAGCAGTGGACAAGCATTCCTGTAAGGATAGTCAAGGGATGAGCTATAACGACATAACTAATAAACTACAGGCGACATTAGCAGGCATAGAAGGGATAGGCAATGTCCACCGCCAGCAATATTTCACCAAAACCGATGAGGCTTTTTACAATCTTTTCGCTTATAATTTACCCGATAATAGGCAGCGATTAGAAAAACAGAAAGCAGATATTCGCGGCTGTATGATTACGCGGGAGGGATTTGCCGATGAGCAAAGCGCAAATACAACAAACACAGTAGTGCATCGAATTAAAATATTGGTATTACGGAGCGTTATCGGCGACCAAGACTCGGAGCTTGACTTTAATCGAATTATCGATGCAATCGCTGCGGCTTTTCGACCGCAGGGCGATTTAGGGAGTTTGGTGGAATTAACTCAGCCTATACAAGCCGAACGCATCGATTATCGGATGTTCGGCGGTTACCTCTGTCATTATGCGGAATTACTTTTATTAGTTCAGGAATATTACACCTCTTAGGAGAACATAAAAATGGCATACAAAAATATCGGTTATCAGGGGATTTGCGGGGCTAGACTACAAGCCGCTTATCGGACGGCGCTGGTGGTGACGGATAAAATCCCCTTTACCTCAGAAAACCTTATCGATGAGTATATCCGCTTGAAAGCCGAATGGCTCGACGGGCACGCCGGACTTAAGAGCAATGAACAGGGACCCAAAATGGTCAAGGGCAGCGTCAATGTCGATATGGTCTATGATGAAAGGAATGGAGATGTAACTCCAAATTTATTTGTAGGCACAGATTTATTTCTTGCCGCCGCGATGGGAGACGAGACTTGGGACGCCGTCAATTTGTCGAATCAAATCACTTTGACCGAAGATGTCGATGCTGCAATTACAATCGCTCTCTTGAAGGGCTCGGTCGGCACTAATTTGCTTTGGGAATTTTTGGGCTGCAAATGCGGGAGTTTTTCACTTGAGGGTCAATCCGGGCAGAATAGTCATATTAAGGGAGTTTTTGAATGGATTTGCTATAACCTCAAACGCTCTTCCTGTGTCAATACCAGCACGGATTTAACTACTCTTCCCAGCGCCGTTCCTAATCGAGTTTTGTTTGGCGATGGCGTTTTTAGGATTGGTGATATTTCCGATGCGCTTGCTGTTGGAGATAAAATTCCTTTTACTAAATTTTCCTTCAAATGCAACAATAATCTGACAGATACGGAATTCGCAACGGCGGAAAATTCCGGGCACACCGATGATACTTTGATTTTGGAATCGCTCCGCAATGGCTTCCGGGAATCGACTTTCAACTTTACGCTTCCCCGCTATAATAGCACTGTCTTACAGGCTGCTTATGAAGCCAATACTCCACTGCAGGCAGACTTGGTCTTTACCAATGGGACGAAAAAGTTCATTCTATATTTGCCTCATTTAGTCATTACGAAATTCACTGCACCGATTTCCGGCGCCGAAATCCTTCCCGTAGAAATCGAATGTTCGCTAATGCGGGGCGCGGCGTACAATAACGGCGCGGGAAATACTTTTATGGAATTTCTGGACGGCACGACCGTAATTGCAGAAGAGTTCGCTATTGAAACGGTCAATGAGCGCACGGGCGCTATACTTTAACAATCGAGGTTCTGATTATGGGATATTCCGGCTATGGTTCTAAAGGGGCGTTCCGCCTCTATACCTGCCATAATGATGTGCTGCTTTATCCGCTCAGCACCACCGAAGCGGAAAGCAGGCTGACCATTTTGAAAAAAGGCGATATGATTCCCCTGCTATCGGAGTCTATCGTTGAGGACTTCCTGCGCAACTCCGATATGACTCTGCAAGGAAAGGCGGGTATTCCTTCACAACAGATAATCGCAAAACTCGGCGGCGGGCAATTAAGTTGTCAGGGCTGCTATTTGGGACTTGACGCTTTAATCGCCGCCGCGCTGGGCTGGGAATATCCTTCGACCACTGATTCCCCTACCTTTTTGGAGTCAGCTGCCGGTGCTGGCAATAAGCTTTCCGGCACGACTACTATAGGCTCGACCGGAACGGCGTTAAAAGATACCACCTTAGACCAATTCACCTCTGCCAACATCGGAGAATGGGTGCGCATAACCTCTGGGACGGCGGAAGGACAGGTGCGCCGGATAACGGATGTACCGCTTGCCGATGAATTGACGGTTACCCCCGCGTGGACAATCGATCCCGGCACTGACGTTACTTATGAAATCGCCTCGGTATTCCGACACGATTTGGAATTATCAACTAATATGAACGATGAGTTGGTCGATGATATATATTCCGGGTATAGCGCAGCTACTTCCGGGG